CGTCCAGGGTCTGGGCATTCCTGCTGAGCTGACCCTCACGGATCGGGCATTCCTCGATCTGAACGCCCAGGGCGGCCTCGATAATTCCAAGGGGAAGAACCGCCGCCAGAAGGACTACCGTGACGCTACCGACACGAACAAGGCCGGCGTGCCTTGGGCTTGGCGCCAGCTGCAGGGGAAAATGGTCAGCGTGAAAATCAATCACGAACTGTACAACGACCAGATCCAAGAGCGCGTAGGCGCAGTTCTGCCGAGCTGACCCACCGTGCAAACGCGCCTTCAATCCCTCTTCGAAGCCGGGGCGAATGTCCTTCTCGGCTACGGAGTAGCATTGGGGGCGCAGTTGTTAGTGTTCCCCCTTTTCGGCATCGTGATTCCTCTGGCAAGTAACATCGCCATAGGAATCATTTTCACTTTCGTATCCCTCGTTCGCAGCTATGCCCTGCGCCGTCTATTCAACTGGTTACATAAATGAAACTCATCCACCTCGACGCTATCAAGGTAGCTCCAGATCGCCAGCGCAAGCACTTCGACGCGGCCAAGCTCCACGAATTCGCAGACGGGATCGCTCAGCGCGGTCTCCTCCACCCCATCATCCTTCGGGTCGTAGGGGAGGATTACTACCTTGTCGCAGGCGAGCGTCGTTTCCGCGCTGCTGTAGACATGGCAGCTCTTGGTATACCGTTTAAACATGACGGAGAAGTTGTTCGCAGCGGTTTCATCCCTTACACTCTCCTCAGCGACCTCGATCCACTCGCCGCGGAAGAGGCGGAACTCGATGAAAATATCCAGCGAGAATCTCTTACTTGGCAAGAAAGGGCTGCAGCTCATGCACGATTATCTACCCTCCGCGCAAAGCAGGCATCGCTCAAAGGCGAACTTCCGCCTACGGTTGCTGCTATCTCAGTTGAAGTCCGAGGCTCCTCCGAGGGTGTCAATCAGGAAACTACGCGGCGGGAACTTATCGTTGCACGTCACCTGGACAATCCCCTCATCAAGGCAGCTAAAACCGTCGATGAAGCTTTTAAAATCCTGCGCAAAGAAGAAACCGCTGATAAGAACCGCCAGCTCGGCGCTTCGGTTGGCCGGGCGTTCACAGCTGAAATGCACCGCGCACTCAATGAAGACTCCCTTGACTGGATGCGAGGAGCGGCTGCAGGGCAATTCGATTGCATCCTTACAGACCCACCTTACGGGATGGGGGCAGATGAATTCGGAGACAGTGGCGGCCTTGCGGCAGGCGCGCATGGATATGAAGACTCCGCGGATAATTTTAAATCCATCCTTGCTACCCTTGCCCCGCAGTCCTTCCGCCTAGCCAAGGAACAAGCCCACCTCTATTGCTTCTGCGACATCGACTGGTTCACTACCATGCGAGACGAGTTCACAGCTGCAGGCTGGCGCGTCTTCCGCACGCCTCTGATCTGGTATAAGAAAGCTGGCATGCGCGCTCCCTGGCCAGAGTGGGGCCCACAGCGGAAGTACGAAACGATCCTCTACGCAGTCAAAGGCAAGCGTCCTGTCCTTCGCATGGCTCCTGACGTTCTCGACTTCGGCCCTGATTCTAACCTCGGCCATGCAGCTCAGAAGCCGGTCGCCTTGTACCAAGAATTGCTTTCGCGCACCTGCCTGCCCGGCAACACCGTGGGCGATTTTTTCATGGGCAGCGGTCCGATCTTCCCTGCCGCCCACGCACTTAAAGTCATCGCTACTGGTATCGAAATGGACACAGCTTCCTATGGCATCGCTTGCAAGCGTATTCAGAACCTTTCCGTCGATCGGGAACTTGATCTTGAAATGGGGTTATAACATGTTACTTATCATCGACACCGAAACAACGGGCACAGACCCCGGTGAAGTTATTGAACTGGCATACAAGGAACCTAGCGGCCCTTGCACCACCCGGCGCTACCGCCCTGAAAAAGCTAGCTCATGGGGAGCCTTAGCAGTTCATCACATTCTTCCTGACGAACTGATCGGCTGTCCCCCTTCTACGACTGCGAAGCTTCCTGACGAAACACAGTACATTATAGGGCATAACGTAGACTTTGACTGGAAGGTTCTAGGCAGCCCTGACGTTAAGCGCATCTGTACCTTGGCCATTGCTCGTGCGCTGTTTCCGGAGCTAGACTCCCACAAACTTGGGGCTATGTACTACGCTTTGAAAGGTCCTACAGAGGCGACTCGCACAGCACTTCGTGACGCACATACAGCAGAGGCCGACGTGATGTTTTGCGAAGAGATTCTAAGCCTTATGCTTGAACTTCGCGCACCTAACATGCAACACTGCGGTGTTCAGGCCTTATGGGAATTCTCGGAAGCCTGCCGCATCCCCAAGACAATGACCTTCGGCAAGCATAAGGGACTGCCGATCAAGCAACTACCTCTCAGTTATGTTGCATGGATGCGGGGACAGCCTGATATGGACGAGTACGTGATGAAGGCAATTGCGCTTACCTTTGGAGCCCGCCGATGAAAATCTTTGGCGAAGGCCCTATCCCTGCCAGGGTCATGATAGTGGGGGAGTATCCAGGAGAACGTGATCGCGTTCCTTTCGATGGAGCTTCTGGCATGGAATTAAACCGCATGTTGCATGAAGTCGGCATCATGCGCTCCGACTGTTACACTACAATGGCCTGCAAAGAGCGCCCTCCAATGGGCTTGATCGCCTCCTGGATCGCCCTGAAGAAAAAGGATATTGGCCCAGGGCATCAACTCCTGCGGGACAAATACGTTACTTCCCAGGTCCGCGAAGGCTACGACGCCCTTCAGACCGAGATCGAAATGGTCCAGCCCAACATCATCATAGCTATGGGGAACCTTTCCTGCTGGATGCTGACGGGACACTGGGGGGTGTTGAAGTGGAGAGGGTCACAGCTCATGACCGACAACGGCGTCAAGGTCATCCCCACGCTCACCCCTGGCGCAGTCATCCGTGAGTGGCCTCAGCGTGCGGTAGTCCTCTCCGACCTCCGTCGGGTCAAGCGGCACATGACTACCAAGACCTACGATAACAAGCCTGAGTGGAAGTTCATTGTCCGCCCTTCCCTAGAGACTACGATCAACACCCTTCAGATGCTTCGGTGCCGAGCCGAAACCTGCCTCAACGAACTCTGGATTGACTTCGACATCGAAACTCGCTCCGCTCACATTGACTGCATCGGACTCAGCTGGTCACGGACGGAAGCAATCTGCATTCCATTCATGGCCCGCGGTAAGCCCTCCGGGTACTGGTCTGAGGAAGAAGAAGCTCTCGTGGTGTTCCAGATCTACAAGCTTCTCTCCCACAAGAACGTCCGAGTGCGCTGGCAGAACGGCCTGTACGACGCTCAGTACGTCCAGCGCCATTGGCACTTCATCCCTCACGGCGGGCAGGATACGATGATCACGCAGCACAGCGTGTTCTGTGCCTTGCCCAAAGGCCTTGGTTTCATCGCGTCCATGTACGCTGACTGGTACGTCTACTGGAAGGACGAAGGGAAGATCGCCTCGGACGTACCTGAAGAGCAACGCTGGACTTACAACCTTCAAGACTGTATCTACACTCGCGAGTGCGGAGAGGTTCTGATGCGGGCAGCTGAGTCCACTGGCCTCCTCGCTGTGGATAAAGTCCAGCAGTCCTTGTTCATGCCGGTTCTCCGTGCCATGATAACTGGTGTCCACATCCGTCCGGAGGTTAAGAACCAGATGGCAATGGATATTCAGGAAGAGTTGTCCCACCGTGAGGCCTTCCTCTACAACGTCCTTGGCCACACGATCAATCCCTCTTCTCCGAAGCAGATGCAAGCCCTGTTCTACGACGATCTGAAACAACAGGTCATCTACAAACGCGTGGTAGTCCAAGGCCGTACGGTCCTGTCCCCTACCTGCGATGATGAAGCCTTATCCAAGCTCGCTGCCAAGGAACCCTTGATCAAACCTATCTGCCACGCCATCGCAGATATCCGAACCCTTCACAAGTTCTACGGAGACTTCGTCAACATGCCTCTGGACACTGACGGCCGTATGCGCTGTTCATTCAACATTGCAGGAGATGCTGGTGGAAAATCTGCCCCTTACTCATACCGACTCAGTTCTTCCAAGAACCCCTTTGGCTCTGGCGGCAATCTCCAGACGATACCTTCAGAGAAATCAAAGTCTTCCGGTAAAGCTGCTGCTCGTGGGTCTATGGACTTTAAATTACCCAACATAAAAACTATGTACGGTCCCGACAAAGGATTTACTTTCTTTGACATGGACTTAGACCGAGCCGATCTTCAGATTGTAGTTAGGGAGTCTGGAGAGGCTGAGTGGATAGCAGCTTTAAAGCAAGGTGTAGATATGCACTTACTCAATGCTTTTATTATAGCTAAAAAAGAGCCGCCTCCAGCGGAAGAGTTAGTTGAAACACATCCGCGCTACCCAGACCACCGTGGACCACTTAAACATGCGCGTGAGTTTGCTAAGGTTTTCTGTCACGCTTCAAATTATGGGGGAGGTGCCAAGACCGTAGCAGCGCACACAGGAAGAACTGTACAAGAAATTGATGCTGCACAAAAGTACTGGTTTGGAGCACACCCCGGAATTCGAGCTTGGCATATGAGAACCTTTGAGCAGATTAATAAACATCGTTTTATTGAAAATCGCTGGGGTTATAAATGGTTTATATTTGACCGGCTAGAAGCTATGCTTCCCGAAGCCCTGGCCTGGGTTCCTCAGTCTACAGTAGGTATTTTGATTAATAAAATCTGGGAATCTTTTTATACAAATATTCCTGAGGTACAGGTATTGATCCAAGTTCATGATAGTTTGGCAGGGCAGTTTCCTACGCACAGGGCAGCTACTCTAATTCCACTAATGGAAAAATACTCACGAATAGAAATACCTTACGACGATCCTTTGATAATACCAACAGGGATTAAAACTTCAACCGTATCCTGGGGAGAGTGCTAAATGGTCGAACTAGAAACTCGTACGCCAATTTATAATACTTGGGTAAACATGAAACAGCGTTGCGATAATCCACACAATCCAAACTACTCTAGATATGGAGGACGTGGAATTACTTATGATTTAAGTTGGAACAGCTATCCCGCGTTCTACCAAGATATGGCGGCTACGTGGAAAGCTTCCTTACAACTGGACCGTAAAGATAACGACGGTAACTACACAAAAGATAATTGTCATTGGGCCACCCCTTTAGCAAACATACGAAACAGTTCAAAAAACTTAAAAAAGGGCATACAGCAACTGACCTCTGAAAATGTATTAGATATTCAACAGCGCTATAAAAACGGCACACAGCAAAATGTTTTAGCAATTGAGTATAAAATATCTCAGCAACTTATATCTAATTTGTGTACCGGAAAGCGAGTACTTAATGTCGCGTAACTTCAAAGACTGGATACCCGCCTATCTCGAATACGCTTCGGTCACGGAAGCCCCAAAGCGAATGCACTTCTGGTCTGCTGTCGGCACAGTCGCCGGGTGTCTTCGCCGCAGGGTCTGGATCGATATGAAACGATTCAGTTGGTATCCCTCGTTCTATATTATATTCGTCGCCCCTCCAGGCATCGTCGCCAAGTCTACGACCATCGACATTTCCACTGACCTGCTCAAACAAGTACCTGGGATCAAGTTCGGACCGAACGCCATCACCTGGCAGGCCTTGGTCACGGCATTTGCAGCGTCATCTGAGTCCTTCGAGTACCAAGGTGAGTGGCATCCTATGTCGCCATTGACCCTGGTTGCCTCGGAACTCGGGTCGCTGCTGAATCTCCAAGACAAGGAGATGGTCAACCTCTTAATCGAACTCTGGGACGGCAAGCGGTCTTACGAAAAGATCACTAAGATGAGCGGCAATGACGTAGTAGAAGCTCCCTGGATCAACCTTCAAGCCGGCACCACCCCTCATTGGATCGCTGACAACATGCCTCAAGCCATGATCGGTGGAGGTTTATCCTCCCGTTGCCTATTCGTCTACGGTGATACCAAAGAACGCTACGTCGCTTACGTGGACGAGCAAGTCTCTCAAGGCGACGAGTCTGTCAAGGCAATGCTGATCCAGGACCTGGAACAAATCGCTATGATGACAGGCCAGTTCAAGATCTCCCCCGCTGCTCGCGCTTGGGGGAAGGAGTGGTACAAGAACTTCTGGGAAACTGCTTCATCGAGGATGGATGATCAGATGCTGGAAGGCTACGCCGCACGGAAACAGACCCATATGCACAAGGTGGCAATGGTCCTGTCCGCCTCCCGCTCCGACGACTTGCTCATAGGGGTCGAAGATCTCCAGCTAGCTAACACCATGCTCGAGGACCTGGAACAAGACATGCCTCGAGTATTCTCCCGCATCGGGCGCACCGAAGACTCCATGCAAGCCGAACGCTTCGTAGACTTCGTCCAGCGCAAGGGCTCCGTCGGCTACCACGAAGCTTACAAGATGATTCACATTTACTTCCCTGACTTCCGGGACTTCGAAGGTATACTTCAGGGTGCTGTGAACTCCGGCCAGATCAAGATGGTTTCGACAGCCCAAGGGATTATGCTCCAGGCAACAAACGCCCCTGCTGCCGCAGCCCCTCGCCCTTCTGCAACCGTCATCCCTATAACCCCTGACACCTTGGTAGCCTAATGAATACACCTGACCAAACACCGCTCGAATTATTCGAGAATAACCCGCGCGAATCAATTATCCCTGACGGATTCGTATTCATCTCAAAGGAAAGGCTGCTTGAACTCGAACGTCAAGCAGCCTGTTATAGGTCCCTTGGAGGGGAGGCGATAGAAGGAAAGCTGGAAGGGAAGCTTTCTGACTAAGGCTTCTGTCCGGTACTCGCCGCCAGAAGTTCAGTTTTCCTCGAACTCCCTGAAGTCGAGCCAAACCAGAAGCTGAGCACCATTATCAATGCCGAGTCTAGCGTACCCAGAATTCGGCCGACGATAATAGGGTCAGCTCCTGGAGGCGTAGCACTGAACATCAGGATGCCCTCGAAGGTCAGACACAGCACCACGACAATCCAAGTTAGCAGCGTAGGTGTAATCGACTGGGTAGCGATTGCCATAGACCTAGCGCTATCCACATCCTTAAACGCTAGCTCCGCGTACTTAAACCCCCGATCCTTCTCTTCGTTCTGGTACTGCATTTCCAGTTCCCGCAACTTTCCTATCTGTTCCGGCGTCATCTGTCCTGCTTGAATAGCATCCGCGATCTTGGTTTTGGTAGCATCAGTAATCCCAAGCAAATCCCCCACTGCACTAATCGCCACTCCTCCCAGCGGCCCGAGGAAAGCTGTGGCTACTGTCGGCGCCAAGTTCTTAAGTGTATTCATCCAGTCCATCACGAATCCTCCGCGCCGTAGCGCAAGTTGCCTGCAATCCTCCGCGCCCATCCCCTGGACGCATCGGGCCAATTCTTCAGCCGGGTCATGAAGTCCAGTCGCTCTGCATTGAGCAGCATGATCAGATCAGACTCCGTCCTCGCATCCACGCCTGCTTGGGAATGTGGCCCCCAGTGCCCATCATCCGCCACTCCTACAGCCCGTTGAAGATACCGCACCGCAGTCTCAATCCCTGAGTTCACGGCGAAGTCAAACAGTTGATAAGCCACTCCATCGAAGAGCTTGTCTGCATTGATCCGATTCCAGAAGTCGGTTAGATAAATCTCCCTCGCGCCTTCTTCCATCAGGTTCTTAATATCCACGTTCGGATAGCTGCGCTTGGAAATCCCCCAGTTAGTCTCGCCGCCAGGGTCCGCAGGATCATTCACATAACGTCCTTCGTGTCCCAGCAAACGTATAAATGCTACATTAAAGTCCATGGCATTCCTTGAATTCGACAATGCGCGTGACGCGCTCGCCTGCGGTGGGTTCTTGTTCACTCATAGTTCGGATTTCAGAATGTTGGAAAGTTGATTCCGAACAGAAACGCTGGAGACGTTCCACCAGTGATCGTCACTACGCCCGTTGTAGATGAAATATCAACTCGCGTGTCTCCCTGCCCTGCAATTGTTGAAATGTTCGATAGGCATGAAAATGCCATATTGACCAATGGCCTGTAGCCTACCGGCAGCGTGAATGCACCGGTTCCGCTTACTCCGCTGTCAGGCGCTCCAACGAGACGACAATGCCCTGTAATATCTTTGTAATAACCAACTGGTCCGTAGCCGTTCCCAACGCTGAATGTCTGGCTCCACGCGCCTGTCAATACGGCCTCAACTGTGCCCTCTACTCTGAATCCACCACCCACATCAATCAAGCAATTCAGGCACTCCCCGGCGTTGACGGATGCCAGTCCGTAACGTTGCGCTCCAATCACCGACGATGGGAAAGTTAGTGCAGCTGGGTTGCTCCCGTTGATGCCCTGCGAGAGGATCACTGCATTCGCTAATCTGACGTACTGGTCCTGTTTGATGTAATTCCCTGCGGCCATCAGGAAATTGCAGTTTCTGACGTTAAGTCCGCGAAGATAGACGGGCGCTCCAGCAGACGCATATAAGTTGAAGCCAGAAATAGGAACGCCAACACCTCCTGGCCGTTCACCCCCTACACCATCAAACGTGATCGGTCCAAGCGTGTCTTGTCCATCGATTGATCCATTTCCAATTGATACAAAGTGCCCATTGGCTTGCACTAGGTAGCCGCCTCTGAATGCGATTGACCCTAGTGCTACGCTGCCATGAATATCAATACATGAAACAGCCGCTGTTAGCCCCATATGATATAGGTGGCAGTTATTGAATTCCGCCCCCAACAGTGTTGATCCTGTCAATGTCGTGACAGGATTTAATCCACCTCCATCGCCCCCGCTCAGGTAGACCACTCGTGACGCAGTTGACCCAGCATCTAAAGCCCACCAGCAATCACGGTAGCTGTTACCCTCCGACGCGACGTTGTAATGGGCCGCTACAGAAAAACGGCCTATGATGCCCAGGTTGTTGAATGAGTGCCATCCTGCGCTTCCGATCCCATTTCGGCCAAGAAGAAGCGCCGTTTTTGGGAATGTTGCACCCAAACCGCCATCAAGATAAAGATTATTTGCTTGGCAGAAAACTGACCCTTGCAGGCTTAGGATTGCATCCTCGGTATGGTCCCCAAAAATACCAGATACCCCATCACCAGATTGATCAACTCCGCCCGCGCCGCGAATAATGATTCCGCTGCCTGACCATGGGACGGCCAGCATGTGGGTGCAGCGAAAACGCTTCTGCCTCGGCAAAAGGATTTCACCGCCCTTATTTGTGGCGTTCAAATTGTTTATTGCAGCCTGAATTGCTGCGTAATCGTCTGTTGTACCGTCCCCCACAGCTAGCCAAGGGAATGCGGTTACATCAATGACGATTCCAGATACTGAGTGCCCAATGGTTCCAGCAGCGTAATTCAAGGTTCCATCAAATCCAACCAACGATGCGCCAGAGGGTGCGGCAAGGTCAGTTTGTTTAGTATAAAATAAAGACAACAGTTCTTTTATTACAGTAAGAGTAGAGGATTTTGTAACACCTCCTTGGACTATTGGAATAATATCAGTATCTAAAACCGTAGCGGCTATGGGAAGTTGGGAAATTTTAATAGGCATATTAGCTTTCAGTAGTTAAAGGTATATTATCTTCGGTGGTGATGTATATAAGATCCCCGTGAAAGAGGTCGCTGGATTCGGTGACTAATAAATTTCCAAAAGTAAAATGATCTTCAGGCATGGGCTGTGCCCAGGGAGGGGTGATAACGTCAGGGACAGAGCGCACAAAGTCCTGTGGCTGCCTCGGCTCATTATGTTCCTTACAAACATAGAACCCCTGCCAGTTCCGGCTCAGCGTCGAAGCTTTGCGTTTGCGGCCACACTGGTAACACACCGCATTCCAATTGCCCAAGTCTAAATAATCAGCTCTCCCGCTGCCTGGGTAACTCATCTTGCACTCCTTTGTTTAGCCGCCGCCTTCCGGTCCGTCTCCGCCTTCTTTCGCTTCGCCTCCAGCAGTCTCCGTGCGCGTAACGCAGGATACAAGGACTCCCGAGCATCACGAGCTTCCAGGCGAGCTTTCAATTGCTCCCCCTTAGCCCAGCGTTCATTTCCGCCCAGCTCTCGGTTAGTGATAACTCTACCTACCAGCGGCACGAACGGCACCAGCTTCTTCGGGTCACTCATCCCTTGGCCCAAGGTCTTCATCACACTCGCCACTGGGGGCGTGACCATCGACCCAGCTGACTCCATCATCTTCTGCCCAGGGACCTCACTGTTCGCCACCTGCGTCATGGTGTAGCGGGACAGTCCAAAGTTCCTGACAAAGTTTTCAACGTAGTCGATGTTATCCAGCTTCAGTGGCCGTCCCATCATCCAGTTCTTAATCGCGTCCGAGGGGACCGTGACTACCGACAAGGCTGCGGAGTACAGTGCCAGGTTCTTCAGCCCTTCCGCTACCTTCTTCGGCTCCCCTGTCTTGATTTTCATCCAGCTATCCCGGCGAATCACATCCGCCTGAGTAATCATGAACTGCTTCAGGTGATATGCCAGCCTTGCATTCGGGTGCGCATTGAACAGTTCCGGCGCCTCACTCCGCGACGTAGGCCGAACGTCGGACAGCTCTTGATACAGCAACGAGTCAACCAAGGGGGTCCGTGACTTCGTTGTCGAGGCTTTTAACTCCGCCATCAGCTGTGGCATGTCAGGGCCATAGTCCGCTCCCCACTTCTCCATCAACTTCGCCTGGCCTGCGGCAGTGTTAACCAGCTGCCTGTTCTTGATAAAGCTAGCTGTCAAGTTCTGCGACATGCCAAGCTGGTCCAGCGTCGCCAGCAAGTTCACCTTCAGCAACCCGCTCAGCACCTTCCCGCTGGCGCGACTCCCGATCACTTCTTCAATCACGTGATTCGCAAGACCGAATTCCGCAGGCTTGATTCCCTTGCGAGTAAGCAACATCCCCACTGCCTCCACCGCAGGTTTAATCCCATGATGGTAAGTCGACAGTAATCCTTCCGAAGTCTGAATCAATCCTGACCCGACCTGTCCAAGCAACGCTGCCCCGCTGACATTCCGCACGTCCTGTAACCATCCCGACGGAGCCTGTGTCCCCTTGTCAAAGCGGGCACGAAGGATTTGCTGAACCTCTACCGCTTGTTCAGGAGTCATCCGCTTCTCCCTCATCGCCCGGTCGGTCAGTGCTCCAATTGAGTTATCCACGTTAGTGTACTGATGGCCTTCCTTCCCCGACTGCCTCAGGTCCTTCCCAAAGAACTTCGCCATCGCTACATCTTGCATAGCTGCATGGCCATAGTGAATCAGTGCATCTTCCATGGACATGTAGAACTGCTGCGTCTCAGGAGTGATCTTCAGCCGACGGGCCTTCGCGAATCCAGGCTGGAAGGATGTAGCAGGATCGTTACGGAGAAAGTCATTCGTCAGGATCGAGCGCTCTGTATTCGTCAGCTCCCGCCCTTCTTTCTTCACCATCTCCATGTTCGCCTTATGCATCATGTTGCTCAGCCCTGTGCGAACTTCGTGCCCAAGGCTCGCCATGAGTCCTGGGTAATCCTTCACTACCAGGGGCAGGTAATCAGGTACACCTTCTTTGAATCGCCCCAGGGTCTTCAACGACTCCTCTGCTTTAGACAGGAACTGCCGTACCTTCCGATACCCCTCCACTAGCGCGGGCTGCCCCTTAACAGCCTCTGCCATAGCGTGACCGTCGGCAGCGTAGTAAGCTTCTGTAATCCCAACCTGAGTAACCGGGTCAGCTTTCTTCAGTGGCTTCGTAAACGATACGATCGCTTCACTAGCTCCCGAAACTTCCTTCGAAGCTGCCAGTTCCATTTCCCGAATCGTCCGGCGAAGCTGAGGATCAATCTCCATCAGCCGGGTAGTCCCGCGACCGAGGGCTTGTTCAACCGGCTTCGTCCCCAGGGATGCCGCGGCTAAGCCCAGTATCCCGCCAATGATCGCACCTTTTTCAGGATCGTCTGCAACCGCCGCCCCCAGGGTCGCTCCGCCGGAGGCAACCCCCGCACGGATCAGCAGTTCATTCTCAATCTTCCCTGCTTGTTGGGTAGGCTTGTAGTCCTTCAGCGATTTCTGCAGTGCCTCCCTCGCCCTGGCCAGGGTTGAGCGCACTGTCCCAACTTCCATGTCGTAGGTCTTGGCGATCTCCTCGTACGACAGGCCATCCAGTTCCGCCGCGTTAAACACTTCCCGTTGCCGCTCTGGAAGCTTGTTAATAGAGTCCTGCATCTTCTGAGCCATCTCAGTATTCTGCGCTACTCGCTCCGGCGTCAAGGTATCCGCGACCGATGCCTCAGGATAAGCCACTTCCCCTTCCGGCCCCTCCGTCATCGACACTGTCTGCGGCCGGGCCTTCCGTGCCTGCAGTTCATTCAGCGCTTCATTCTTCGCTACAGAGTGCATGAAGGTACTGAGCTTCGACTCTCCTTTAAACTGCCCCGAAGCAATCGCCTGGAAGGTCTTCTCATAAGTCTTCTGCACAATCCCTTCCACGTCCAGTTTGTCCTTGAACGTGTACAGGGACTTTTCCAGCTGGGTTCGCGTCGCATCATGGATAGCGCGAGCAGCTCCTTCCGCTTCCACCCCTCCAGCTTTGATGGCCTGGATCAATTCTGGCTGTGGCATATCCGTGAACTTTGAGCCTGCTTTGTGTAACACGGTTGCTCCCATGAGGCCAGCAGCGAGGCCGGCTGCTTGTTCGGGGGTTATAGAAGAAGGAGTTAATTCGCTCGACTTATCCCCCGATACTCCGCTCGGACTTTGGAACCAGTTATACAATGCCGTACCCGCGACAGCGCCTAGGCCCATCAAGCCCATTACCTTCAGCAACGTAGGATCAACTGCTCCGCGTTGAAACCAGACTGCTCCATCAGGCCCTGCGATCTGCCCATTCTTTGCATCGACCCTCAACGTACGAAGTGCTCTGGCGTGGTCGCTAGAAAGTAATTTCCCTGCCCGAAGGTTGTCAATAGCCTCCGCAGTCAAAGGCGAAATGTCCCGCACAATCCGGGCTTGCTCACCTGTGAGAATCTTCCCCTCAGCCTTTGCGTCGAAAGCAAGTTGGAAGGAAGGTTGCTTAGGTCCTTGGAATGGTGCGGATTGTTTAGGTCCGACAAAAGGCCCAGGAGGTTCAGGCTCCACAAGTCCCTTGACCATCGTATCCCAGGCAGGACTAGTCCCTGGCGCTGCCTCGGCTTTCTGCACACTCCAAGCTTTATCCAGTGGGTGTTGATTCTCCAGAGCTGTCTTCACCAGCGCATCTACCGTAGCCGCTTTAGCTGTCCCCGCAGCTACATCTTCTGCCTGTTTAGCTAGTTCCGCAGTAGCCTTCTCTGCGGCTAGCGCTTCTACGCGGGCCTTTGAAGCTTTGATCGCCGCATCCGCTGTCAAGGCTTCCGCTACCGGAGCCGCCCTTCCGGCAATAATCTTCCCTGGCGCAAGACCCTTCACTCCCAGCGCATTCAGCAACGTGTCCCGAACAGACTGCACAGTCTCCTTAGATACGATCCCGCCTGTAGCAACTTCAGCCTGCGCTCCCGCTACATCCGAGTATTCCATCCCCTTACCCATCAGCTCATCAATCTTCGAGCCTGAAGCATCTTGGCTAAGTCCTAGCGCTCCCGTCACCTTTCCCCAGAGTTCATTCGTCTTCTCTGCTGTAGCCCTAGCACGGAGCCCAGCAGCTTTCGGATCTTCTCCTATCGCAATCGAACTAATCCGTGAACCTATATCCGCAGCCACTCCCGCTACTCCGCCCGGAATCCCGACCAACATATTCGACAGGGCCTTCACTTCCTGCCCGACTTGCTTCAATCCCGCTTGCGCCTGGGCTCCGCCAGTCTGTTCTTGTACGGAGCCAAACGCGGTCTTAGCCCGTTCCCACGTGCTAGGCTTAGGCAGCGGATTTCCTGTAGCATCTTCCCAGGAGATTTCCTTCGCGTCACCAAACTTTGGAACAGCGCCTTCCGCTGACGTAACACCAGTCGCCTCTTCCCATGAGATTTCCTTAGTATTCGCCATCACCAGCTCCTTCAGTTACGTCAGTATTACCGCCGGATTCGTCAAGCGCTCCAGACTGCGGGGACTCCGCGCCTGAGTGATATTCCATCAGTCGGGGTTTCCCGTCAGCCCGCACTCCTACCACGCGAGCCAGCCTTCCGTCCGCCAGGGTGAATACTTTCCCCACGTCCTGTTGACCTGCATCCAAGGGCAAGGGAGTAAACGTTTTAAACTTCCGCGCTTCAATCAGACTCTTCAGATTCTCTGCCTGTGTACGCTTCAGTTCCAGCGCCTCTGTGCTGTACTTCCCGCCCGCTTTCGTAGCCAGCGCAATGTCCTGCTTGAGCTGCCCTCCACGCAGTTTTAAGTTCTCCACCGTAGCCGCAATCCTGCCTTGATTGGATTGATCCAGCCTCCGCTTCGATTCCGAGTCCAGCGTATCTAGCTTCAGTTTCGCGCGCTTGATCGAGTCTTGACTAGCCACCTCAATCGCCCGCAGCACAGGCAGATCTGTTCGATAGTTCCCTGACAGCTGAGGTGGTAGCAGTCCCCGCTCTCTTCCCATCATAATTGCGTTATAGTTCGCTTCACTTTGCGCTGCCGCTCCTGCGATATTCCCAACCTGCGCATATTGCGCTGAGTCTACTTCAAACTGGAGCTTGGCAGTCGTAGCGTCAGACGCTCCTGCAGCAGCTTCCTTCTGCCGAATGCCCGCAATCTCCCCCCGAAGCTTCGCCAGTTCCATGGGAGGAATCGTCTTCGAAGCATAATTTGCAAACTGTTCCAGAGGATCTGCTTGCGAAGCTTTTGTAAGCAATTTTCCCTGAGGCAAATCCGCGACGGTAGCCCGAAATCCCTGGGCCTCAGCAGCTTTAGCTACCCCGGCCCGAGCTTCTTCTTCCTGCCGCTGCCCTAGAAATCTCATCTGGGTAGCGCGAAGATCCGCAGTTGCCCTTACCGAAGCCTCCTTCTCCGCCGCATCCGCCGTATGTGCCCTAGCCAAGGACTGCTTGTACTCTAACTCAGCTGGTTGCGCTACAATATCCCCCATCAGTTTCTGCGCTTGCAGCCCCGACTGCAGTGCCTCTCGATTCCCTGCCTCCCGAAGTTCAATCCCTCCAGGCGCTCCCCAAATAGCAGCCATCTTAACCCCCCATCTTGTTATTGATCAGGTACTGCTGAAACCAAGGTGGCATTTGCTGCGCTCCAGTTCCAGCGCCACTCCCAGTCAGCCCGTATCCAATCGAACCTAAGGATTGCCCCGCTAACTCATTCGCCTGCGCATTTCCTTGCAACGCTGTCTGATACCCTTGCGCCGGATTAAATCCTACTCCAGCTGCACCGCCAAGCGCTTGTATACGATCGTTCTGGTACTTCAAAGCAGCTTGAGCCGCCGCTGTAGCTGCCATACCACCGGGCTGTTGTGACGAGGCTCGGGCTGCTGCAAGTTGCGCTGCTTTAAATCCAGCATCCTTACTGAAATCTCCGCTGATTACATTCGATAATTGCTGCCCCGCTCCCGCCGCCCCTCCGCCCGTCTGCCAAGGAGCGGAACCTCTAATCGCCTGCTGAGCAAGTTGCTGCTGTTGATTTGCTTTATACATTCCGTAAAGGCCTGAACCAACTCCCATAAGAGTTTTACCCCAGTCCGTACCTCCACCGCTGGCCGTAGCAGAAGGGCCCCCAACACCACCTCCTTCGCCAACGCCCCCTAGAGCCGAACCTGTTCCGTAAGCCCCGTAGTTTCCCCTTGCCTGCGCACTGCCAATAGCTGCATTAGTAAAACCCCCTAGCGCACTACCTAGCGCAGGACCCCCCAGCATACCACCTACCATGCCTGCTCCTGTAGTACCTGCGGCTCTGCCAAGATAGCCAGCCGGATCGTTTGAAGTAGCTGCCCCTATTCCCATTGAGGCTAAATTTCCGACAGGGCCTAATCGCCCAAGCGCTGCTTGAAGACCTGCTGTAGCAGGATTAGGAGAATTCATCGCCTGAGCAACGGCGTTAATCCCTGCCGTAACGGGATGGAATCCCGCGAGAAAACTCATTATCTTTTGCGGCCTAGACCCCCAGAAACCTTGCTCTGCTTGTGTGCCCTGTAATCCTACGGCCGGCCCCGGAGCAGCTAATCCCCCGTATAAAGAGCCCGTAGGACCAGCTTGCAGCCCTTGGTAACCAGCTGATTGGAGCCCTTCGTTAGCTTGCCCTAATTGCGATAAGCTGAATTGAGAGTCTAAACTGTAATTAGGACTGTAGTAACTTGGGTCAAGACTGTACTGTGCGCCAGGGGCCTCTCCATAGTTACTTGCCCCTTGTAAGCCATAGCTACCCCCACTGAACCCATAACCACTTGAGTCGGAAGTTCCTGATAAGCCACTTCCCAAACCCATGCCAGCTGCGGGAGAACCCGCACTACTCCCAAAGCCGTAACCAGAGCTGTCAGAAGTTCCTGACAGTCCAGTCCCGCCACCCATACTATCGCCAAATCCACCGCCAAATCCATAATCAGCCATAAAATTCTCCTTAAGTACAGTTACTTAACTCCACGTTCAATTAATCTATCCAATTTATCTGAAAGCTTTTGATACTGCTCGCGGACCAAGTTCAAATTGTCCTTTCCGTCAGCAGCTAATTTATTATTAGCTTTATCGAGCACTGCAATTGCAGCTGTGTTAAGTGCCGTATCGCGTTTCACGTCTTGGAAAGCTATCACGATCATAATCGTCTGGATTATCAAAGCTAAGATAAACGCCAGAGGAACTTTTTTATCAAGATGCCAACCTTGCGGGTCGTTGAATCTTCGGTCTTCTCCTGGATAAGGCTGTCCTTGAAAGTCGTGACGGCGAGAGCGTTGCGGGGGCTGTTCCGGGGGCATGTTAGTAATTCCTTAAGTTGCTTGAGTTTGAGCCGTAAGCAGCCCGTTTGTAAAAGTCATTGAGCCGTTGGCTCCTGCAAGAGTTAATTTCGCGGTGGCGACTACAACAGTAAGACCTGTTGCGGGAGCACCGCCTGATATAACCTGCCCATATATATTAGTTGTCACAGTCCCGTAGGTTCCCGCAGTGCCTACTGGTTTTAGTTCGAGCGTTCCTGCTACATTAATAGTACCCCCGAGAAGTCCTGCACCTGCTATAATAGTTTGAACCGAACCTCCTCCAGCTCCCGTAACTCCGAGGTTCTGACTCAGGTCCAAAAACCATTTTAGCCAGATCGGATTAAAGATTAATTTTCCTGTGCGAGAGTCTTCTACCACAGGCAGGGCATATGTAGGCGGAGGTTGAAACTTCGTCGTAGCCATCAGAGTGTACCTATATCCAGTTGTAACTCAATCGCCTGAATCCGGAGTCGGGTATCGCAAGCGTGTCTAATATGCGTCGCCCTGCGTAGGAAGGTCCCACAATTAGTCAACGTAGGCTTTCTCGCATTCATATCTACACGGCGGAAATTTGTCCACTTTGCAGGATCGTAGTCGTAGTCGTTAGTGCGAACTTGCAACACACTTCCAGAAGCCTGATCTCCTATGAATTCCAGCATAGTTAACTGCTTCCTGCGTTTTACACCACCATCAAAGTTAGGCGTATACAGATCAACTGTGATCAAGTCTCCATCATCAGAAGTATAGTCCGAATCGAACAGATATAATTTACCGTTGGTGCCATGCTGGAGAACTCGCCCAGTTCCGCTCTTATAGGTATTAGCCACAATTGGAAAGTAATTCCCATCTACGTCAGTCCACTGCGACCACATCTTATCGGTCATGTCGTAGACTAGAGTTAAATTAGCATTCTTGATTGTCAAGCCGTAAAATCTATGCCCCTCATACTTCATTCCGAAGGATGCGATGAGTGTGAAATCAGCCTCACCAAGCAAACGCTCAATAGCCTTATTTGATACTACGGTAGGTTTAAGATTTTCTACCATAATCACCTGGGCAGCAGACGAACGATTCGTCGCGAGCCAGAGCAACGTGCCATCAATCTCCTGAACTGAATCTGCACTCACACATCCGTAGTTTATCTTAGCCCCTTGTACGGGGGCTAGTGGAGAGGCCCCTACAGGATTCTGCGCGTCGTAGAAAACTTCGGTCGACCACTCTTTCAATGCCAAGACGTATACCAACTGTTTCGCTAGGGCAATACCCCGGTCCGGCTCAATCTGCGCTCCAATGGTGTTCGTCAAATCGGTCCATAGATCTGGGCGGTTCATCCCTGGAATTGTATCTGACCCGTGAATATAAGCCTTGCTATCCATCGAGTAAGTAGTCCCGTCCAGATACGCCCACCCTTTAACCATATCGGCGGGGAAGTTACTCGTAGTCGTAGCAGTCCCTGTACCCGTACCCGGACCTGTAGCTATAAAAACAGTACCCACATTACTGTTAGCAGCCCCGATTAAAGTAAAGTCTGTTGTGCCTGGAACTAGAATCGTGTAAGAAATTCCAGTAACAAAATCCCCTGCTGTGATGGTAGCTATATCTGTAATAGGCACTAGTGTCGTATTATCCCAGTTATAGGCAGCGTACCCATTTCCCAGTTGCAATCTCGGTGTAGTGCCCAGGCTAGAACACCACTGATAAACTCCGTGGGTCGCATCAACTGTTCCAATGCCAGTTCCATTCTTATACAGCGTAGCTCCGAAGATGGAGTAAATATCCCCCTGCCAGTTGTACACACCAAGGCCAATGCCCGTTTTGGTAGCGCCCTCCTGCAGCATCCCTGGGCGCTTGTATACCCAGTACTCTTTCGTCTTGTCGTTCAGCTCCACGTAACCGTTAAGCAACTTCGCATCTTTCAACGTAGTCTCGTCCCGGTTCTCCGGCTCGACTATAAGTGGGAGTCGCTTAGGTACGTCAACCGACTGTGCTTGTGGCATTATCTAAAACTCCCTGCGGCGTACTGGCTGCGTGAATCTGGAGTAAACCTCGTCGGAGCATCCTCCACATCCCAGTCTTCTAGCATAGTACGATAAGACTGAGCTCGCATCTGACACCGGTCCATAATTGCCTGAGGTTGCCCAGTCGCCAGTTCGTCGGCCAAAGCCCAGCGAAGTCCAATCCTCCACTCGATCGGAAAGTTCATCGTCTCCGTAACCAAGATGAAATTAGTCACTTGGTTCTGAATCTGTAAGTGAGCCAGCCCCGTCGCGGCAGTTGCGTCAGGGATCAGCCAGAAGAATACACTCAACTGAGTCTGTTGCTTATCCACGAAGTACGAATTAATCTGACCTGTTTGCGTGATTTGGCTCAGACGATTGAATTCATTCCAGCTCAGCGGGATCAACGGTCGACGAATATGATTCACATCTTCATAGAACGCATCAATCACCCGCGGGGGCTTAGCCATAACCGAAGTCCCTGCGGGGCCGAAGGTGTACGTCCCCTGTCCTGCGGTCAGGACAATAGGCAAGTCCTGGTTTAGCCAGAGCTTCAGCCCCTGGGTCTGCCACAAATTCACTATATCCGTTAACTTCCGCATCCCCATTACGACCTGCTCCGAGTTAGGAACCTGCCCCTCCTGAGTCAGGCCCGCATCGAAGTACGCATCGTTGATTATGGAAATCGGAGTATTGTCATTAGGTGCAGGCATGATAGTCTTAGTAAAGTTTGACCAAGTACAAGGTGAGGGTGAAACCCTGGATAGTCGCCGCCCAATTCACCGAACGGAATAGAATGCTGCCTGTGTAACCGGCAGCCGTCTTGTCGGGGATAAGCCCAGGTGCCCAACAAACTTCATTCGCATCCCAAAACGCACCGATCATCTGCGGCGTGGTGGCTTCCCACTCAATCACAGCCCCCGAACCGTTTGATACTGTGAACTTAACTTCGTTGACGCGGAAGCCGGTTAAGGGACCTGCCGTAACATCATTGTTGGTAAACATTGCTTTGGTCACCAGCGCAGTTGCGGTCAAGTTGGCTGTGTCTAGCAAAGCGGTGACCCTCACAATAGCGTTGCGAGGACCGTCTTCAATCACCTGTACATACGTTGTATTAGCCATAAGAACTCCTTAACGGGGCCGAAGCCCCTGGTTAATTAACGTACAGTTTCCTGAGCGATCAGGGCGTAATCGAGACTTACGGTTTCCGTAGCCGCAGGTGTTATCTGAGTAATAACAGTCAAAGCTGCATTAGTCAGAGTAGTAGAAGCTGCGCCAATGGTCGGGGCTGTAATGCGTGCTATAATTTCATCATCAAGATACACACATAAATCTGTTCCGTCGTAATAGAAACCTACATCAATCCAAGCGCCGCCTACTACAGTAGTCACGGTTGCTGCCAGCGTAGTTGCTACGTTATTAACGGTAGAAACCAGGCTAAGAACTCCAGTTGCAGCCAGTTTAAACAGCAAACTATCTGTAGTAGCTGCACCGGTCTTAATCATTCCGAAGTAACCTGTGATGCCAGCCCCGACTGCACTGAACATGATACGATGTACGAACCAGAACTTGCGACCGGATACAAACTGGAAGGCGGCCGCGGTACGGTAAAGACTCGAAGCAGTTGTAGCTCCGCCAGGAGTAAGTGTGCCAACACCGCCTACACCATCCACCAAGGCAAAGGTCGTACTAACCCCCGTAATAGTCCGCGAAGCTGCGTTGCCCAAGTCTGTAAAATCATTCTGATAAAAAGTGACTCCAAGGCCAGGAGTCGACCCTGTATGGAAAGGGTCTGGCATGGGGTAGTCCCCCATGAGGGTTTTCTTGGCCTTAGTGGAAATGCCGAAGGTATAGCGAACAGGTGTGCCCATGATAAAACTCCTAGTTACGTTCAAATGAACGGTATTGCTACCGTAACTGCTGGAAAGCGCCAGCACGCATACTGACAAATCTTGGTGATATACGCGCGAGTTATTGTAACATATCCCGCGCGTACATGGTCAAGACCTGTTAAGGCCCGTTGCTACCGTACACGCCACGGGGGTCAGTGCAGCCGACGCTCAGCCGCATGTAGCTTGCCGCTTTCGCATTCTTGGTATCGAAGTCGTTATCCTGGTCGAACATCGGCTCATCACGCCAGAAGAAAGTCATGCCATTCGGACAGTTCGTCCGCACAAACCAAGCATGGGGGGACAAGAAGTAGTGATTCATCTTGATCCCCTTCGGGAATGCGTTCGTAGCCTTCAACACGTTGATGTTGTTGTTGGCAGTGTTCGATTGCAGCACCGATTGCAAGATCCGATTGGCGTTGTACCATTCCTGGCGAGAGATGTGCAGCGATTCCGGCATGATGTTGATCAGCAAGCCGGTATCGTTCTGCGCACCCATGATCTGGATGGTCAAGTCTTCCAGCGCTGCTTCCGACAAGTCTGCCGCAGGCGACAGTGCATTGCTGAAAGTGCCGCCGGTTGCGTTGACGTGGCTTGCCGAGATCAACGAAGCACCATCGCCCGTAGTAAAATACGTCGTTGCAAACGCATTGTTGTAGGGGAAAGCTGCAATGTTCTCCACGGTCTGGTTCATCGAGAACGCATTCGCCTCTGCTCGACGAGTCGCGACTTCCTTGTACTGGTTATCCCGCAGTTCTTCGAAGGTCACAATGTAGCCCAGGGCATACGCAACGTGGGTGTAGGTTGAAACCACGCCTTGCAATTCCGAGTCATAGGTGACCGGAGCACCCTGGCCCTTAACGGGAGCCAGGCCAAAGGGAGTAACTTGCACGCCCTGTTCATAGGCCTTATCCGAAGTGCGAATGTCGTACAGATCAGTGTACTCTTTCGCGTGTTCGTCGTAGACCTGGCCCCAGGTGGTGAACACCCCAGGCCACAGCAGTTTAGGATGCGAGCCTGTATTGATTACGCCGCCAGCCATGATGGTGCTCCTTTAGACGCCAAGAGCCCCGGTACCTGTACCGAGTTCATGGACGTTGATTTTGACAAGATGTTTAGCGTAAGCACCAAACGCATTTTGTTGACGACGAACCAGGCCCATCAGTTTGAGCTGAAGGGTTGCAGTCACTGCAGGAGTAGCGTCGGTCGAGGAGGCGAGTTGCCAGCCGGACACAAAACCATTGCCTGTACCGATCACAGGGACCGTATTCAGACCAATGTCCGTCGCAGCCAGTTGAAGGGTATTAGCCTTTTCCTGGAGCTCAAACAGCACCATTGGGTCATCTACGACCATTGCGAACCAGTCTTTCGTAGTAGCCGCTGCGGGGCGGTATGTGATATCCAGGTTTGAAGGATTAGCTATCAAGCCTTCCTGCGTACCCAGTCCCACAATAACGCCACGAAGTGCGCCAGTTGCAGCGCCCAGGATGACTCCCGGAACACCGTCAGCATTCGAGGTCCCGCTACTGATAACAGGGTCCCCGATATAAAGTGCCGTGGCGTAAGCCGCAGCGATAGAGTAGAGTCGAGCTTGGCCATTCCACTCAGCGCCATTAAGGTACTGAACGGGAATAAACCCAGCCGGACGATTTGCATTTGCCATGTGAATCTCCGATTGTTAAGCGCGTTGGCGCTTGGGTTTGAAAAAGTCTGGAATCTGTGTCCGGGACTTATCCACGTAGCGGTGTTGGGAATCGCCTGGGCGATCATTCTCCGCCCCAATCATGCCGCCGAGAAGTGAGTCTCGTACCTTAGTATTCCTGTTCTCGACCAGTACCTGATCCTCGTCCCACCATTCTTGTTTGATTTTCATCAAGATCAAACGAGTTGGCTGGCCGTCTTTTCCTACCTCTTGCCCGGAGACAATACTTACTCTTGAGCCCATATCGGTGCTGCCTGAAGCGGCCGAAGTCCCTCCAAGCGACACATTGTTGATTTGCATTTCTTTCTCGTCAACGAATTCATACCCACCATCCATAGCGCGCTGGAGGCGTTCTGGCGTGCTGAGGAACCAGTGGAGATGATACCCCGGCAGGTCAGCAACTTCCAGTCGTTGGACCGGAACTGACATCGGGATGCGCTTGCGTTCGGCTACAGTTTTACCTGCATCCGTACCTGGGTTTGTTTGTGCTACTGCCATGATTTACTCCGCGTGATATATCTCAGCGTAACGACTACGCCAGTCTGCTATGGTTTTATAGCGTTTACCCTCTCCGACGAAACGCCGGGCTTCTGAGTCGCAAGCAGCCTTGGCGTCAGCAGGAAGAGCCGCGTAGCCCTTACCCGAAGAGCTGCGACCTTCGCCACTAGCTCCGCCTCGAGCGCCTTCGACCTTGTCACCACGAGGTTCTTGCTTACCACCGCCAAGCATCTTATCCACTTCCGCGCCCACCTTCTCGAAGAAGGCTCTGCCAGTTCCTGTTTCACCGTTGTCGCGAAGTTCCTGCGCAATGCCAAGGGCAAGGGAAGTCTTACGCTTATCAGTCCCGAACCAAGGATTTTCGTCATTCCACTGTTGTAATTCAGGAGGAGGCGTGAATACAGGAGCTTGTTGCTGCGCAGGTTCCGGCTTAGTAACAGGAACCGCCACGTTCAGTTGAGTCAACTGATCCGTCAGCTCCGCCACGCCTTCGTGATCCCCTGCTTCGGAAGCTGCACTCAATTGCGCCTTCACTTGCCGACGAGCTTGCTCTACTGCCTTCTGTGTGTCCACGGTATGCCGCTCTTCAATCTGCTCAATCGCAGTCTGAGCCGCCTTCAGGGCTGCCGCAGTAGCTGCCGACTCTCGTCGCAGCGTGTCCAGTTCCGTATGCAGCCGCTTATTCTGCTCCCGCACGATAGGAAGAACTTCCTCCCCTCGCTTGATATATACGTCAGCGTCAACGAACTTCTCCGCTTGCCCGCGAAAACGACTTGGAGGAATCCATCCCATCTTTTCCGCCGCCGCTTGAACTTCCGGCGGCTGTGCAGATTCAACTTGTTCAAATTCTTGGTCAGACATTTTCAGCCTCCTCGTGCGTGATCGCACAGAAGATGTCGCGGTCATTCACCAGCCGATACATCAGGCCATCAGCGGGACCCTTGGCCATCATGCCAGCGAACTGTGTCACCAGCACTCGTTCACCCACGGCGGCTCTCGGAGCCGGCTCATCATGCCAGGCACTCGGCCCGACTGCAATAACCGTAGCCCGAATATCTACCATTGACAACCGTCCTTGGACAGAATCTGGCAGCACAATCTTGGCTGTCCTTCGTTCAGGTTCATACTGCCGAATCAGCACTGCCACTCCGCGCGGAGCCAGTCCTGAGGTGTTGATCATTTCCATCACTTATCTCTCCTAGATATATCTCGTAGTCCAAATCCTGCACGAACGCATAGCCCTTGCAGGTACCAATATTCCCCACGTTCGTGAGTGCCATTGCGTGGCTCTCATAATCCGTGAAGGCTCCACCTTCCCAATCCTGCCGCATTTGTTCACGGCGCTTGGCAAGGATTTCCATCACAGCCAGTGTACCTGGATGCGACTTCCATTCGTTGAATTCTTCCTCAGTCATTGTCCTCATTTAACTGCTCCGTTAGTTGTACTCGGTTTCGGAAGAGTCTTAATATAGTGATCAGACTCAATCTTTGCCGCAGCTAGTATATGCTCAATACGAGTGTTAATATGCTCATTCTCCGCCTTGATTCGGGAGATTTCCGTATTCATAATCGCAACTTGAGCGTACGCTTGTTCCGTCTGAGCCGAAGCCGCTTCGTTCATAGCCTTCGCTTGCAGCTCCCCGATCTTCGCATTGTTCAGTCGTTGCTCTTCCTGCAGCGTCATGGCGAATTGCTGCATCTGAGCCTGCAGAGTCTGTTGCATTTCCTGGGCTCGGCCAGCAATCTTCGCTTCCTCGATGACCAACTTCGGATCTTTCTGTGGGGGCTGTCCTTGGGTTCCTTGGAAGACTTCCTTAATCCCTTCAACCCGCAGCGCCTTGAGATACCGCACTTCTACTGCATCGCGGTTATATCCGGGAGTCGAAGCAGCCGCTTGCTTCAGTGCCCCCGCCAACTGCAGCCGCATCGAGTCACTCGTCACACTAGGGTCAGCTACTGGGCTAATCTGGTCCGACGATCCTTGATAATCCGCCCGAGTGGCTCCGCCGACTTGCGCTTTATCAATCGGCAGAAACATCCCGTTCAACTTATACAGCTTCGCAAACTCTTCCTTCGAGCTTCTCCAGATCCGTTTGAAGATGGCGGTGTAAATCTTTTGCCCCATCTCAACCATTGTCTGCATAGAAGATGCTGGAGTGTTCTGCCCGGGATTCTCTCCCACGCTAATATCTGTAGTCCCGCTTACCCGACTCGTGTAGTTAATCAGTAAACTCAGCAGTTGAAAGAGCACATCTGACGGAGCGTTGACTGGAAGCGGGAATATTGACTTGCGCAAATCATCGCCTGTTGAGTCAACTCGTTTCCACTCAAACGGAGCGATTGTGTAAACTCCTCCGCGGATCTTTGCGCCTCGCCCGAGAAATCCTCCGCCAGTTGTTTGCATGGTTCCGGCATCCAGAAGCATGTTGACAAGAGAGTTAACTGCTTCATTAAGAGGGCCGAGGAAAACTCCGAATCCGATGTCATATATACCGCCGTCAGGTGAAGGGATGAAGGTCTTCTTAGTGAAGTATTCCATCGCAGTAATGCGGATGATCTTCCCTTTGTTAGGGCCACCAGCTACACGCTCAACAGAGTCTTCCGAGTCAAATCGTGTTACGATACGAACGACTGTTTTGGAGGTCGCCTCAAAGGTGATGATATAGGGCTCTGCGTAACCATCGTCATCCAGGTCCAGGTTGACATGCTGCTCCAAGAACATCAGGGAAGTCGTATCATCAGGGGGAGACGGATTCACGCCCTGACGATTGTCCTGACCAGTCTTCTGCTGCGTCGTTCTAGTCGGAGGAGCATTCTGATACCAAGGTTCTTCCAGGCAGTCACAGAACGTGCCACGCATAACCTTCTCATAAACTTCATTCCGAAACATCGGGATCTTGTGAGTCTTCCGCGGCGATTCCTCAACCGACTTCGACCAGTAATTCAGCACCAGATCTTTCGCTAAAACCAGTTCCGAAACATTGTGCCCGAGAGAAGCGGAGTAGTAGGACTTTTTGAAGTTGGTGCCAATAATAGATAAGTTCAATATGGCCTTGTCCTCCTGCTCCTCCCAGGTCTTGTCTTGATAAAGCAACTGCCAGCTCATGTGAGTGGATACTCGGTCAGCATGGGCAGTCATACTTCCATCAGCATCATCTCCGAACACCGCGCACTTGACAATATCCGTACCATTCACAATAGCAGGATAGGCGCGGGCGTGAAACTGCATGGCAGCGATAGTTACCAGCGGGAATGCTACATTCGAGCACCCAGGCCACGGGAAACTCTTATCCTTCTGAATCTGCAAGGCCAAGTCCATGCCTGCCTCATTCCGCTTCATCCAAACATCCCGAGACCGCTCGTCCCGGTCATAGCCCGTAAAGCATTCTTCCCCGATACGCTTCAGATCTTCTGGGTCAAACAGCTCACAAAGGTTAGGCGAACCAATCGCTTTAGCATTCAGTGTGATTGGGCTTGTAAGATTAAGCATCAGTATCCCGTAACTCGTGAGCGGCCGTCAGCAACTTGCTTTGGGCGGTTATGAAATCCTGCGTCAAGGGCCCATTCTTCGTCATCGAAGAAGTCTTCTGGCTCAACTTGTGCAAGGTCGTCGAAGCCTCGACTGAGTAAAGCCGCTGCGTCGAACTGGTCGTCAAGAGTTGCCTGAGCGGTGCCAGTAAAGCGCAGATTCTCTTGTTCGAAGTCAGCGTACCACTCAGCTTTTTTGTCGAACCGACACTGACCTGCGCGCATACGGCGCTGATAAGACCTGCCGCGCGTCCCCTTATCCTTGATGGGTAGAATGGCTTCAAAGTTAATCCTTACATCTCTAACCTGCATTTCCCGCATAATCATCGGACGAACAGACTTCCAAATCACCCCATCCTCTACCCAGAAAACATCAGGATTCCAGCGCTGCTGAACCGCAAACATCTCATCTATCCACTCGACTGTATCCCAGCGACCCTTACGCACATCCAGGTGATGGAGAGTATTCATCAAATCCTTCCCGCCCACAACGAAAGCTGTACGATTAGCCTTATCTGCCTTTGAAACTGCAAAATCAGCTGCAGCACAGATGATCTTATCAGACTCGAAGTCATCTTCAGTCATCGCGCGGAAGTCGGCGGCCTTCAGGAACGCGTCCGAGTGGTCTAACGGATTATTCAAGAACTCTTGCGAGTATCCCGCAGAGTCGCCATCCTCAATAAACTCCTGGCGACGCTGGCGCAACTGGGCTTCCGACCAGCGCTCTGGCCAAAGCAAGTTAGAGAAGTCATCAAATCCCGCGTGAGCTGCGTAGAATAGAGACTGCCAGGTCTTATTCTTCCTCAAGCGATTCAGCAAAGAATCCTCGTGTAGAATAGTACCATGAACGCGGATCTTTCCTGACTTGCTCAGCGCCTGTTTCGCCGCACGGAAAAACCAACGACGGAACTTAGCTCGACGATCAGCATTCTCCACCTGCTCATCATCTTCCATGTCATCACAGACAAGAAGATTTGGCCGTTTCCCCTTCCAGAGTCGGCCCCGAATCCGCTGCTCAGCTCCGCGAGCTAAGATTCTGAATCGGTGCCCATCAGCCATTTCGCAAATCACGTCAGTTGTCGAGGTGCGCAGGAACTTTTTAACCCCAAATTCCCTAACGATATCCTCGTTTTCAATCAGTTCTTCGGTAATATTTCCCAACTGCTCTGCCGCGCCGTCTTCTGTCGAGCCAACCAGGATCACATAATCACTGCTTCTGAACAGCACTTCTGCCAGTATATACCCCATCGACAAAGCACTAGACTTCGCGTGATCTCGCGGAGCAACTACGCACACATTCGGATTATCCGAAGCATACAACGCCCAGCAAGTCCGGTGGAAAGGTGGAGTCGGACAGGCTTGATCGTACTTGGGACTGATAAAAGTCCCTACGAAGCTCTCGATCAAATCTGCTGTAAGTTTCATACTGTTGTAGGAACAATCACAAGATAGCCAGAGCGGGTGAGCACCTGGCCCAGGCTCGTCGTAGCGGTGCAGACTATGTAATAAGTCACGCCCAAGACCCCTCCGACCGTCAGCTGCTTCACTTGCTTACCCGAGGCCACCGAGGCTCCACTGATAACGGAACTCGGGGAGGCGTCTGTTCCAGAGTAGACAGTCGCCGCAGTGCTCGCGCTACTGATTGTTTCGCCGACGGCGAGGTCTTGCGCGAAGTCGAAGACTGCGGTGTATTGCGCTGAAGGGGTTTTGACATCGAGGGCCGTCCTGTAGAACATGGTTATTTAACTGCTCTAGCGAGCACACGCCCCCGTGTTTAAACAAAGGGCACGCGGCAATTTGGAAGAGAACATCCGCTTGGCAAGAGAAAACAGCCGAAAACCAAACATCCGTAGAGGTTGGCCGGCTTGAAGGCCGGAACATCCAACAGCCAAACAGCCGGGGACAGCGTGGTAGTTCATTTAGGCTTCCCGTGTTGAATAGGAGGCTTGGGCTTGCCCGCGAGTCTCATAGCAATAGCAACCGCCTGCTTCTGAGGGCGCCCCGCCTTGATCTCCGTACGGATATTCGCGGAGATGGTCTTGGCTGAGGAACCTTTTTTAAGTGGCATGTTACTTCGTCTTCCTGGGAGCCGACTTCAGGACAGCCCTTGGAGTCCTAGGCAAGGGAGATTGACGACCAGCGGCTTTACCGGGTGCGCGAAAGGGAGCGCGCTTACGGGGAAGACCGCTGGCCATCTTAGACTTTCCTCTTCACAGGCCAAGGCTGGAGTTGAACCTTCTTCACAGGGAAGGGTTCTCCAGCCTTCTTACACAGCTTGATGAAAGCGCGCTCCAAGTAGTTAGGCGCTCCGAACTTCATCACAAAGTCGTTATAGGTAGCTCGCTTGGTCGGCTTAAAGCGCCTGCAAACGGAGACGACTTCCTTAGGGCTGATGTAATAAACAGCCCTCTTAGCAGTACTATTCAGTAGTGCTGAGATGGCTTTATTAGCCGCTTCAGGATACAGCATCAGCAACCTCCGCCCAGCTTATACCGCATCCGCACAGGTTCCGCATCTGTAGGAGCGAACTGGTTCTGCTGTGCGGCAGTCTTCAGCGGCATCAGGTTCCGCTCCACGAACTTCCCGCCTTCATCATTCGCCTTCGCCCACTTGACAGTTTTCATCGTCAAGGTCTTGCCCGTGTGAGTTGCCGCCGGCTTACCGCCGAAGCTCTCTTCAGATTCTTTAAACATCAATCACCTCTGCGTTTGTTGCTACACGTACCTTCGACTGCAGCTCGATCAGCCGATTGGCCAACTGAGCAAGATGATCTCCTTGGGGAGCGACTGGAGCTGCGTTGCCGCCAACCCCCATGGCCCTGGCGCCGAGTTCCACTGCCTTCAGCACCACGTTATCGGAGACTGAAGGCGCCTCGAGCTTTTGCTTCAACCGCTCCAGACTCAACAGGGTAATGCCCTTAAACCGTTCCTCCACCGAGGCGACCAGGACCGGGTCACAGATCTCAGACCTGCGAGCTGCCATAGCGGACTGCCAGGCATCCGAGGCCATCACGTTCGAGACCCAGCCTACCGAGTATCCGTAGCGCGCAGCCAGATGATTCTGCGTGATCCCTGGATTGGCAATGATAAAGTCAATCATGTCCGTATGGCTATAATTAACCTTCGCCAGCGCCCCCATAGTGGGAGCGGCCTCCTTGGGCGGCGGGGGCTTGAACTGATCCAGCTCTCCAAAACTCATCACGGCACTCATAAGACTCTCCTGGGTTTCGCGGGCAAGGACCAGACCCTTCTACCGCTGACAATCATTAGACCGCTTTCCTGCCCCAAAGTTCCCTTGATCCCGCCCAGCTCCCCATAATTCCCCCAACCCCTCGGTCCATCAACGCGCGAGTTATGGGAGGATACTTCGCTCGAACTTTCACAAAAAATAAATTTTCACGGAGTGCGTTTGTGTTTTGCGCGTGAAAGATTTTTTTGCCCCCCGCCCTCTTGAATCGGGTCAGGTCGGTGTGGTATGGGCGCCACAGTGGTGGGGATACGACAGCTGGGTTGTGTGCTGCAGGCATGATGCTGGATACGCATAATGTTGCGGGATAGATTGATTCAGGTTTATTTCGCGAATGGTTAAAAATAAATGGAACTAATCCGCGTGGCATCGGTCATACATACATGGCAGACAATACCGTATGTCATAAACCAATGAGGCTCAATCATGAAAAAGACAATTAACACCATCACGCAGACAGTTACGTTTACATTTGATGGCTACGCGGATAAAGAGGGGCTGGTGCTCAATCCAGCACTGGCTCCGGTGACGTTGGGCATAGCGGATGTTTCGCCAGCTAACGCCACGTATGCAATGCTGCATGGGTTTGCGGCTCGGATTGGAGATGCAGCTGCGATTCCGAAGAGCGCGGAAAACAAGTTTACCGTGACAGAGGCAATGCGCCGGGCGGAGGTGGAGGGGATGGTGAACTTTTACTCAAACGCGGAAAATGTGGAGTGGAACCAGCGTGTCGCGGCAGGGCCGAAGAAGGCGGCGTTTAATCCGGCGATTCAGGCCATTGCGGAGAAGCGCGGCTCGACGTACGAAGAAGCGATGGCTTGGTTCAACGCGAAGTTGATGGCGGAATTGGCCGCGATGTAGGGCGGTCGGCGGGTGGCCGTGACAGGGCTACCTACCGAGCGTCTTGCTCGATTTTAGATGAGGCTTGATATGAAACAAAATGAAATTATTGCCGCAGTGAACGCGCTGCACTGCCCTGAGGCGGTAGCTCTGCCAATGGTTTACGAAGTGTGGGAGGACGGCGAGATCACGCTGACGAAGGGAGGGGAATTGTACGGGCAGCGCCGCTTGCACGTTGATGCCTTCGGAGATGCAATGTTAGCCCTTCCGCCCTCCAGCTTGGCTGTAAAAACCCCGGGCGAAGAGCACTCTCGCATTGTCGCAAGAGATCACACAGATGCGCTGGCTGCACGTAAATTGATCTTGGGAGAATCCGCATGAGTTACCTTGAACATCGTTCCCGCGTGCTCCGCTCCGGCGGGCGCCCCCTGACCTTCGCCCAATGGAGCCGGCTCCGGCTGGTTCTCGGGAGGGGGAGATGAAGGCCCTGATCGGAGTCCTGTTCATCTCCGGGCTGGTCGTCACCATGATCGGGCTGGTATCCGGCGAGCCCCTGGAAGCGGCCTGCGGGCTGGTTCTAGTCTTCCTGAGCTGGCTATGGGCATTGGCGGAAGATTGATTAATCATCGCGCGAAGAATTGGCTCGGGAAACCGGGCCTTTTTCATTGGTGGATTAACGCCACAATGGCGATTAAACGGCCGGAAACGGGCCGCCATGCGTCGATCGTGGATTTCGGGTATGTATGCACCACGACGGGGAAACGTGGGGTATTTATCATTCTGTCTGTCGTCTCAATTCTCTTTCTACCTTCTGCCCCTCTCTGTCATGGGGGATTATGAAACGCGGGCGTGGGGATTAAAGGATGTCATTTAGAGATTTTTTTTTTTCAAACTTCTTCTCTTTAAGCCCTTCACGCCCCTGGCCTTTTTAAAGGGGGGTTAGACACAGAGGGGCAGGAAACAGACGGAGAATTGAGATGAATGATAGACAAACGTCAGACGAAAAATAGATTGAATAACTGCGGAACTTTAGTGGTAGTTTTGTGTCTAATGGATATGCGGGAAGATCGGCTGACCGCGAGACTAAGGAGAGTAAGATGGCAAGGAAAGTATTGACGCAGTTCGCTGCAGGGGAAGTCAGGCGAATGAGGGCGGAGGTGGATGGGTGGGGAGACCCGCTGTGGACAGGGCTGGAGATCTCGATTAAGCTTGGGATTAGTGAGTCTACGGTCTGGAGGGTACTGAATAAACAAGCAGCTTATGCGAAGATGGGGCTGGTGGAGAAAGGAGGGTTGACTATGGAGATGGCTCATGCGGCGCTGGTGCTGAATCCGGCTACAGGGATAGATGAAGCAGCGAAGGCGAGTGAGGCCGCGATGCTGAGGTTTATGCGGGATGGAGCTATGCCAGTGGTGAAGGCGCCGAGCGGGGGGACTGACCAGTTGACTCCAGCAGCTCGAGCCCGGTTATCCCTGTTCCAAGACGTGCCGGATCGGCCTGAGGTAGAGACCCCGACTAAGCGCGTGATGGTGCCGAGTCCGCTGGATGAGGAATAATCGCGCGCGTTATCTCGAAATAACCCAATTGAATTAAACCAAGGATTTTTATGAACATGCTGATGAGTGATGAGATGCTGGATATTCCGGCGGAGTTTCGGAGTGTAGCGAAACAGCACGGGAGGGCGATGCTGATGACGGTGATGGACGCAGGGCTGGCGAGCGAGGCTGTGAAGACGGTGGTAGGCGTGGCGAAGCTAACCGGGCGAAGTGAGCTGCTCTCGGCCGTGGGAGTGCTGGCCAAGGCGTTTAACAACACCTCGACGCTGCTGTGTAAGAGCCGGGGCTGGACGGAGGAAATGCTGGCGGAGTGTGATAGGGACCTGATGCTGGCATATGCGGGGAAAGTGAAAGTGGCGGGGTCGTCGATTATACTGGATAGCTAGAGTGCATGCAATGCCAAAGCCCAGGGAAGCGCGTTCCAAGAGCCTTGCCTTCCCTGCACAAGGTGCCAAAGACCAGGAATCGTGCTCCAGCGAACGATAAAATCCCGCCCGATCTATGGAACCATTGGGAATAGATCTTGTCTAATAAATACCGACGAATTGTCGGGGTAACAAAGGAACTGATATGAAGAACACTGTTAAAGACGTGACCGAGAAACAAGCGAAGAATCTGGCTTATCGGAAGTCCCTGGGTATTGCGAAGTTCGTTTCACCCCTCCGCCACGTGCTGGCGAAGCATCAGGTGAAGAGTGTGGATGAAAAGGGCGTGGTGAGCTATTCCCTTGACGGGATCGGACTGCTGGCGGTCCGGGCAGCGAAACGAGGGAATGGGCGGGCAGTGCAGTTCCTGGCACGTAAGGGCTAAGTACCATTTAGCAGGGGGTTATGAGGCCCTTGCTGAGCTGGCATTTCGCGAGCGTAAAGAGGTTCAATCATGAAGAAGTTAATCATCCCTGTCGCCCTGGCTTTGGCCGCGACGATCTCCTCAGCAGGCCCCTCCGGCGCCATGCTCCTCGACTCCCTCAAGTCCCCTGATCGTTACTCCCAAGGGGTAGCCATGGGGTACATCCAAGGCGTGCTTGATCTCCGCCAAGGGCTTGAGTTCTGCCTTACTCCTCAAGCCAGCCTCGGCCAGGTCCGTGAGGCCGTCGAGCACTGGCTGGACATTAATCCATTCCTGACAAAGTACAATGCCTACGCCACCATCTCCTTCGCCGTTGCGAACAGCTGGCCTTGTGGAGCGAAGCTATGAACGCCGGCATCAAGTCCTTCATGCGCTACTCCCCTAGCACGATGCTGCGGGTAGAGAAAGCAGCTTACTCCAACGGACGCATTGCCCTGCGGCTCTTCGATGCAGAGACAGAGGAGCCCGTCGCTACAGCTACGATAAACGTCCCTGAAGCCGACCTCGCCTCCGACGAAGTTATCGTCAAAAACTACTCCGAGAACGAAGGCGTTACGCGGACCTTGATCCTCGGAGGGGTAATCAATCCTCTCCCTGTCAGCACCCTCCGCACAGGCCACGTCTTGGCGGAAGTTTATAAACTCTCCGAAGGATGGACGAAATGAAATATCTCCTTTCTCTCTTCCGTCGCCACACTCCCTTGGAACTCGCCACCAAGGAACTCGTCCAGGCCCAGATCGGCAAGCTAGAAGCCGACACGGCCGCTGAGTACGCGGAGGCCATTGCCCTGTATAACCAGTCCCGCATCGAGCGCCTTCGGGCTTACATCAACGAACTCACCAAGGAAGCAGCATGAAAACCAAAAACCTCCCCTTACGGAAGCCTGAACTCCAAGGCACCTGGGCCAAGCCCTTTCCTCCTGGCGCTGCTCTCCCTCGCCAGATGATTCCTGTCGGCACTTTCCGCCCGAGCGACTATCCCGAAACCACGGAAGCCCATATCCGTGCAGGCGCCAATGACCACCGTCAGTTCAAATCGGCAGGGAGGAAAGACTAAAAATATATTCGATTTCCTGTGGAACTTTCCCCCCAAGAATCCATCAAACCCCCATGCGATGAATTTTCTCATCCGCATAACCTAAGGCTCAAAATCATGAGAAAAGAAGACTTTTCGCTCGGTACGACCGAGGACAAACTGGCCATCGCCAAGCGATTCCTCGCAGCTGAAGCCCTCGCGAATGAATTTCAGAAAGCTGGCTTGGCCGCGGAAATCGACCGACTGGCCGAAATCCTCCGCAAGCCAGGAGCGGACCTTCAAGGCCCCGAAGCAGATCTTCGGGAATCCTTTATTATTCGTTACAATAAGCTGGCTGCAGACCTCGAAGAACTTCAAGCACTGTCTCGCTTGAACGAGCTGGTTGAAATCCTGGTAAATTCCCAGTAAACCTAAGGCTCACACAATGAAACAAGCGCACCGTAACGAAGTCTATTCGGTACAAACATCCCTTGAACTAGCTAAAGGCAAACTCGGAGGTCTCGTTATCGTACTGAATGAAGTCCTCGACGACCTCAACGAAAAAGAGGAGATTAACGAAGAAAAGGTCGAGGCGGTTGAAACTGAAATTGCCTACCTAGAGGCCGCAATGGAGGGTATAGATGACGCTATCGCCTACTTGAACGACTGCCAAGCCTAGAGCCCAGCGGCGAAGGGGTCACACCCTTCTCCAGTGGGCTCACCCTGCTAACGGAATACGCTGCCGCCGATACAAAGGGCAACATTTTGAAACTTGGAGATTATCTCATGGCTGAAGTTGAAACAAAGAAGAGCGCGACGGAATACACGGAAGTCACCCTGACCGACGGTCGCAAAGTATCCTTCCCCGGCAAGCGCAAGGTGGCTAAGGAAACCTTGATTGACGAATCGAAGATCGTGGTCGAAGACGGCCTGCTGACCCTCAGCGCCGGCGCAGTGTCCATCCGCATGGACTTCCGCAATGGTGAAACCCGTACCATCGCCCTGCCTCTGTCCCTCCTGGCGATGAGCTGGCCACTTCCGCTGACAAGCCTCTGACCGAAGAAGACATGGTTCTGGCCATTGACGACCTGAACGCGGTCGTCCAATCCGGCGCCTGGGGCAAGGGTCGTGCAGCTGGTGGTGGCGGCGTTTCCGGAGCAGGCATCGTCGTCCAAGCCATCTGTGAAGCAACCGGCAAAGACCTGGCAACGGTCAAAGCCTACCTGCAGAAGAAACTCGACGCAGACCCGGCACTCACTCGCCGCGCTCTGTACGACAGCTTCCGCGTCGCAGGCACCAAAACCGGCATCATCGTCAAGCGCATGGAAGAGGCGAAGACGGCTAAGGTCGCAGTCGTGGACGCTGACGCGGAGCTGGGTTCGATCTAACCTGAGTTAGTTCTGTCGAGAGGGGTTATGAAACCCCTTTCCGCAGAGGGAACTTCCCTTTACCTCGGTAGTAATTGAGCCTCCTACCGAGGGGCATGATGGGAGGAGCGTACAGTGGAAACACCGTCCTCCTCCCCTTCTGTTCTTTACAGGCTCATTTCAAGGCTCAACCATGATTTACGTTTGTCCTTACTGTAACGCACAGTACGATACCCCTGTCTGTAAAGACTGCGGGGAATCTCACAACCTCCAAGTCTCTGACGACGCAGGAGAATTCCTCCTAGACACAGAGATGGATGTGACCGACTTCGCCTCGAAGCAACCGGAGTTCGAAGCTTGGTTGAAAAAACAGAACCAAGAGGAGGAAGAAGATGAAGAAGGAATCTGCCCCGCTTGCTCCGGCTCGGGGGAAGGGATGTATGAAGGGCAGTCCTGCAGGGCCTGCCACGGAAGAGGGGAATCCTGATGATTAAGACTTGGGAAGAGAGGTTCGATCCTTTGCCTATTATCCTTAAAAGCAGCGACGCGCAAATGGATGCTATGCAAGCCGAGATTGACGAACTGCGGGCAGAGCTCGACAGGCTCAAGAAGCAGGAGCCTCATACGTATATTGACGACAAAGGCGACACCATAGACAAAGATGATGTGGCGTGGTTTCACGAAGAGCACTACACAGCAATACCCCTCTACCTCACAGCAGGAGCGCAGCCCGATGCCAAGGAGTTGGAGGAGCTGCGGGCTGATACGGATCGGTTCAAGCAAGCTCTTGAAAAGATCAACGTGGTACGCGATGACATCATCCGAACTCAAAGCATCAACTGGTCACGGCACATTTACCCTCTTGTTGCAGCGCTGGATGAGGTAGGCGTTGGCTGTGAAATCGACGCAGCAAGGGCCGCATCATGAACATACACGACTACCTAACGATCATCGGCACCATACTGATTTCACATGAGCTAGGCCCAAGATTCAGGGGGATCGCCGGGGTTAGTTGCATGGTGATTTCTATGATTTACCCTTTCTTCAAGGCCGCATCATGAGCGCCCTGCCAGAGTTTCCCGACTACGTTAAAGAAGAATTTTTCAAAGCTGGGTGGGGACAGAACGAAATTATGTGGAAGTGCTGGTATCAGGCTTGGCAGGCATCCCGCAAGCAGGCGCTGGAAGAGGCTGAGAAGGTTTGCAAGCAACTCGAATTGGCAATTGACGGTGGAGGAAACCACTACTACAGACCCGCCGATGCCCGTCAATGCGTTAACGCGATCAAGGAGCTACTCAAATGAACACAATCGACGCGATGAAACAGGCACAGACTGCGCTTGACTACATACACCCAGACACACCAGACCAACGTGACATTAAGCGCGAGGCTTTGGCTAGCCTGCGCGACGCCATCGCCCGCGAGGAAGCGCAGACGGTGGAGGCTGTGGATGATGTACTCGACAGAATTGCCATTAACCGATCGGAGTACGGAAATAAGCTCCGAGCCCATAAGGAGGCCGGGTATACCGAAGGATGGGCAGCTTGCATGACTGAATGGGCTGACCATATGGCGCGCATGAATGCAGCAACAGGGGGCAGTAAATGACAAACATATTCACCCACCCCTCCCCACCACCAAGCGGTGAGCGGGCGGCGCTGCTTTCCGAAAGCCCCGAGATTAACCAGTTCAACTACTCGAATGATGAAGTCGTGGCACTGAATGATTGGTGCATTCGTGCCTATGAATTTATGGCTGCTGATGCGCAAGAGATTGAATCGCTGACCGTAAACGTCAACGGACTGTCGGAGGCATTGCGCCGTGAGATTGAAGCCCCTACATTTATGGGGGAGCCTGTAAGCCTGCTATGCAAGCCAACGAAGCACTGCAGCGATCTTGGGCCATGTCATTGCCCACCTGGCAAGTGCAGTGCTCCCATCATTGACGGCAGGCAGGCTATGTGCCTGCGGAATGTTGAGATTAAGGCGCAGAAAGTGGCAGTGCCGCAGGGGTGGAAGCTGGTTGACGTAGACCAGATTCGTGAAATCGTCCGTGATATACACCAACACGTACAGCAAGGACACTTATCAGAGGTGCATGTAGCCAAGCAGAATCAGGGCTATGGGACTGGAATTTATACGCACATCTGGCACCAGATTAATAAGTTAAGCGCCGCGCTAGCCGCCGAACCCCAGCTACCGCAGGCTGAGCGAGTGCCGATGACTGATAAAGACATCGCCCAAGTCTACACCACCGCTACAAACCAGCACCTTCATCCTTGTGACGTCCGCTTGGTTGTGCTTGTAGTCCGTGGCGTCGAAGCCTTCCATAACATCAAGCCATGACCCGCCCTTACAACACTCGCGCAAGCGCCCAGGTCCGCATGGCCTTACGGGTATATTCCAGCGCTCCTGCCATCGCCCTAGCCGCGGGGGTCTCCCCTCGTGTAACTCGTAGCATTCTGCTCAAGCTCTGCGCCTCAGGACTTGCACGTAGAAAGTACCTAGATAAAGTCCACGGCTATCGTTACATACCACGGAAGGTGGAAAATAAATATTGAACCCTGTGGAACTTTCACGCGAAGAATCGGTCTAAAATACGTGTGGATTATAATGGTATAACCCGCGCGGATCATCGTCAAGAGGCTCAAAATGAACACTATCGAAGACACATCCCTGGACGATCTGTATCGTCAGGCCAAGGCCGCTATGCGGGAACAAGTCAAAGCGAAGGCCAAGACTCCTCTAGTAGTAGAAGAAGACCCTGACATTGGCCTATATCGCAACCCGGCGAACTGGGTCAAGGGCAAGGCAGTCGCCCTGCTCCACGAGGAGACTAAGACTCTCCTTGGCCACTTTACTGAATACACGCACAAGACCGTTCCGAACTGCCGCCGTATGGTCAGGGAAGATTGCTCCACCAAGGTCGAAGCGGTGGAATATGTCAAAGGTGCCTGGGCTCCGGCCGCGGTTCCTGCAGCGACAAAGCGCATCTGGAACACTTCTGTTGAGGTCATCTGTGATATTCGCCTCCTGGACTTCCAGGCCTCCGCTTGCGAAGTCGTCGTCGAAGCTTTCTTTGGGGAAGGCCGTCTCGAGCGGGTAGAAATCGTGGCCGAAGTCACCTTCGCTTCCCCTTCCCAATTCTTCACTCTCCCCGCAGGGACGAACATCTTCCCGCAGATGGCCCTTGCTTCTATCAGCAACCTCCTCACTCAACTGGAACAAGAATGACAATCCTTTACATAACCCCTCCTTGGCTGGAGGAGCAGACTCGCGTAGTCGTGGAAGGAGAGCATGAGGAGGCTATCACCACGGTTATCGTAGGGGCGCTGCTGGCCGGGCGCTTCGATGTGATGATTGAAGATGAAGATGGAGAACAGGTCCCTTACTTGGAGTACGATCATGGCTAAGCACGCGAATATCATCCCTTCGAAGCAGCTCAACGTGGCGCTGCCCTTGCCGCTGTACCTGAAACTTAGTGCCCACCTGTATTCTGACTTGGAGTGCCGCGTCCCCCATGGAGCGTACAGTCGTTGCCTTATCGACCTGCTCCAGATGCACTTCGCGGAGCGTTCCCTGGACTTGGCGCCATTCACAGGATCTGAGCCTGGGATGCTGCAAGTCACTGGCACGGTGGAAGCTATCGAGGCGTTGACTAGAAAGCTGAGTGAATGATTAAAATTCACAGCCCTCGCACACTGTCTGCGTTTGATCTAGGGATTAATCCTGCAACTGGAGAGCCGCTGCGTGAACGCGTAGAAATAAATGAACCACGCCCAGGCGTCGTGGCAGAAGCTGGCTCTGCAGGAGACAACGTTCCTTTCGACTTCGGGAAATACCGCGGGAAGACTGCCGTGCAAATCGCAGCGTTGGATGTCTCTTACCTGCTCTGGCTGGATGAAAACGTCCCCTCACGTAAGGGCTATGTTTCCCCGGATTTGCTTGCTCGAATTAAATTAATGATGCAAGCATGAAGCCCCTTCTCGCCTGCCTCATCATCATCTGGTCCCTCGTAGGCTTGTTCACCCTCGCGACGATACCTAAGTTTTATAAATCATTGGAGTGTCAAAATGTCAAGCCCAGTTCCCCTCGAATTATCAGCTAAGATCGCCGGCTGGAGACTCCGTGCCGCGGAAGGCACGCTGACTCTGGAAGAGATGAAGGAGGCGGTGATCTACCTCCGTGCGGGGCGTCTGTCCGCAGCAGTCTCCGCGGCCACGGCGAAGAAGGTTTCCGCCTCCGCTGCGAAGAAGTCCAAGGCTCCAGCCCAGGGCGATATGCTGGATGAGCTGGAAGGTTTGTAAAGAATATGGCGGCTCAGGCGCAATGGATCTAGCTAGTCTCGCCATGCAAAACGTCTCGGTGAGTGTAAGGTCTCTTACATACTACCACTGCCAATGCCCCGGTCTAACGACTAGAGCCGCCACCCAATTCTGTACAGGGCAGTTTCCCTGTGTTTTCTAGGAGAAGAGTATCATGAAGTTAAAAGTTTACATCGACGCGGCAGGGATGGAAAAGATCGCCTTGGGGCAGCCCTTGTACAGCTGGAATTACAACGTGCAAGACGAGGACAGCTCTGTAGCAGATAACAAGTTCTGCATCGCTACGTTTACGCCGGAGTTTCCTTTACCTGAAGCCTGCATTATTCCGGTGCTGGAATCCTTCAAAGAGAGGGAAGCTGAAATTCAAGCGGAGGCTCACGAAGAGATGATGAAGATCGGGGAACGTCGTGCGAATCTGCTGGCACTGACTTATGAAGGGAAAGTGTGATGGCGCGCGTAGTTATTACGGGCTGCGGATTAAGTTTGTCTCCCGATTACCAATTCTGGGGGGATCTATGGGAAGAGGGCGACTGCTGGGTATTTAATGCCTGCGGAAGCGAAGACGGCCTGAACACACCTCTGAATCCTATGAGCAATATCCTCTCTGTTAAGGATACGAAATACTTCCAGCGCCGTAACGTGTTCGTTATTCGCAAGCGGGAAGCTACCCTTAACGATGCTGCAAAAGTTTATCTATCCGAGGAACTAACATGAACCGCCCTCCATTCCCTACCGTCATCGACTCGTCCTTGATGGCTGCATTCAAGTCCTGTGGGCAAAAAGCTAATCTGGAATACATCCAGCATTGGAAGATCGGTCAGCAATCCGTCCACCTCCACGCAGGAAAGGCCTACGCCTCTGGAATCGAAGCGGCTCGGGTTGCTTTCTACATCGACGGAGCGAACCCTGAGGACTCCCTAGCGCGGGGACTGCAGGTCCTGCTGAAGGAATACGGAGACTTCCAGTGCCCGCCCGAATCCCCCAAGTCCGCGGAGCGTACAGCTGGTGCCCTGGAATACTACTTCTCCCAGTACCGTCTTGGGGAAGATAAGGCGATCCCGATGACCCTGCCCGGGGGCAAGCGAGGCATTGAGTTCTCCTTCCTGGAACCCATTGACATAGCCCACCCAGAAACAGGTGATCCGATTTTGTACAGCGGCCGCATGGATATGATGGTCGATTTTGAGGGGATGAAACTTGGAGAAGATGATAAAACCACCAGCCAGCTCGGAGCCTCGTGGCCCCGGCAATGGGACTTACGCTCTCAGTTCACTTCCTACGTCTGGGGAGCCGCTCGAGCGCGCATCAAGCTTGACGGCTTTTTGGTGCGAGGAGTCTCCATCCTCAAGACCAAGTACGACACCCTGCAGGCTATTACCTACCGCCCCCAATGGCTTATCGACCGTTGGTATGGACAGTTACTACTTGACGTACGTCGCCTCATCTCCAGCTGGGAATCCGGATACTACGACTTCAACTTGGACCATGCCTGCGCAGAGTATGGCGGATGCCCCTTCAAATCCGTCTGCCAAATGCGGGAACCCGAGCAGCTCCTCCGCCAGCAATTCCAGCGCCGAGTCTGGGACCCTGTGGAGCGGACTGAAAAAGTCCTGGCGGATGATGAGTAGATTCTTCGTACCAGACCATCCAAAGATTTCCCCTGCTATCGGCGAGTTTGCTTTGTTCGAGTACGAGCGCTTGAGGGAGGAGAATAAGAAACTCCTCCGCCAAGTGATCGACTTGACCTCGCAGCTACAGGAAGTCCAGGCGCAACTTGCCGGAAGAAGCCAATGCCCTCGGGTTATATCATAGCAGAGGAACAATATCTCGGCACATTCAAGTACGCGAGTCAGCCCGATGACTCCTGGGGCTGGATGAGCAGAGCTTATTTTTGCAGTGAATGCGGTACTATTTGGGCTAGATTAATAATAGAAAAGAGAGATGGAGCTATTCAACCTTTCAGGGTTATCAACGCATCTTGCAAAAATCATTACGAGCCTTGGGGTATTCCAGGCTCCTTGCTATCAGGAGAGTTGCGTTACAATTTAGACGAACTATCTCCTGAGTGTATAAAAAGAGAATTTGAGATTCACCTTAATTATTATGAAAGTTTAATATGAATATAAGATTTTATGATGACGGAAGTTTACGCCCTGAATATACGACGTATCGAAGTATGAAAGCGCGTTGTACAGACACAGAAAGAAAAGACTTTAAATATTACGGGGGGCGCGGAATAAAAATTTGCGCCCCTTGGTCGCATTCTTTTGAGTCTTTTTTAGAAGCTATGGGTAAACGCCCTTCAGCTAATTACTCGATAGAGCGCCGAAATAACGACAAGGATTACAGCCCTGAAAATTGTTACTGGGCTACGCAGACTGCTCAAGTAATGAACAGAGGAATGTTTCGAAATAATAAATCTGGTATTAAAGGGGTACGCTTTAATGCGGGTAAGCAACGCTGGATTACGCGTTGTACTATAGCTTACAAAGAAATACAATTATACGTAGGCAAAGATTTCTTTGAAGCTTGCTGTGCTCGTAAATCTTGGGAGAATTCACATGTCTGAAATTGTTAAAGATAATAAATCGTTGTTTGGGCCTAAGGTGTGCTTAATGGGACTCGGCGGCACAGGCAAGACCTATGCCCTGGGAACCCTCTGCGATTGGGCGGATAAGAATGGTTTCGAAGTTGCAGTCCTCTTCACCGAGAACGGCCTTGAAACATTACTTGGCTACTACCGTGACCACGACAAACCTGTTCCTTCCTGCGTGTATTGGCATCAACAGTCTACGAAACCGATCTCCCTCAAGGCGTTGATCAACGCGGCGGATCAAGTCGGAAAGCTCAGCTACGAAGCCCTGGCGAAGTCCACTGACATGAACCGAGGCGGAGACAACAACGCATTCTGGAAGATCCTCAACTCATGCGCGGATTTCAAGGACGATCGTACCGGCAAGATGCTCGGCCCTGTAGATACCTTCCCTCGTACCCGCATCTTCGCTATCGACTCCCTCACGGAGCTATCCAACGCCGCCTTCAAGATGCAAATCGGAGCGCGCCCAATGGCCAGCCCAGGTGACTACGGCGTGGCTCAGTCCAACCTGATGAACTTCCTTCGCTTATGTACACAGGGACTTGAATGCCCATTCGTCATGACGGCGCACGTGGACAGGGAGACGGACCCTGTTACCCAGTCCACCAAGGTGATGATTAAAGCCATCGGGAAAGCCTTGGCAACGGAAATACCTACCTTGTTCAGCGACGTGATCTACACAGTCCGGGACGGGGACAAGTTCTTCTGGGACACGGCGGCTTACGGAGTGGACTGCAAGACCCGCTCCCTCGGCTACAAGAGCAAGATCGTCCCCGACTTCGCTTCGATCATGGACGTTTGGCTGAAAAGGGGGGGTTAATTATGAGCCGCAAAGCCCGCACTATCCTCACTATCAAGATGACTCTCCCGGTCCCGCCTGGCTATACCCAGCCTCAGCTCATCGCGGCAATCAAGGAAGTCCTCAAGAAAGAAGGTTCTCCTCTTCACTCCTTCGAGACAGTCATCTCTGTCCTCTCTCGCGAAATCACATATCTCTAAGCGTGTTCGGGGCGACGCAAACTGCCCTATTGTTAGTTGTTTTTAAAGGTAATTTACCATGTCTTCACAATTCGACCCATCAGTGTTCCTGGACGCACAAGTTAACGAGGCTAATGAAAAGCGTCCTCCCCTGCCTACGGAAAACCCCGACAATGCCAATGGCCTGTACATGGCAGTCATCGGTGAAATCAAGACGGACAGCGGTACCATCGGCAAGGGCGATCGCACCGGCCAGCCGTGGATCTCCATGCTGATCCCATTGCGGATTCAAGTCCCGCCTTCAGTCCAGGGCCTTGGCATCCCTGCTGAGCTGACCCTCACTGACCGGGCCTTCCTGGACCTGAACGCCCAGGGCGGCCTTGACAATTCCAAGGGGAAGAATCGCCGCCAGAAGGACTACCGTGACGCCACCGACACGAACAAGGCCGGTGTGCCTTGGGCTTGGCGCCAGCTGCAGGGGAAAATGGTCAGCGTGAAAATCAATCATGAGCTGTACCAGGATCAGATCCAAGAGCGCGTGGGCGCCGTTCTGCCTTCATAATGCAATCGCGCCTTCAATCCCTCTTCGAAGCCGGGGCGAATGTCCTCCTCGGTTACGGAGTAGCGTTGGGGGCGCAGTTGATTGTGTTCCCCCTTTTCGGAATCATGATTCCTCTGTCGAGTAACATCGCCATAGGAATCATTTTCACTTTCGTATCCCTCGTTCGCAGCTACTTGCTGCGCCGTCTATTCAACTGGTTACATAAATGAAACTCATCCACCTCGACGCTATCAAGATAGCTCCAGATCGCCAGCGCAAATACTTTGACGCGGCCAAACTTCATGAATTCGCAGATGGTATCG